GACTTGACCGACAACGAAGTCACTCGTCACGGTGTCCTTAAAGGCGCAATCCCATGACTGGATCACCGTGTCGAACGTCGGCGGCGCGTCTCCTTTTTTGTAAAACTTAAACCACGCCTTTTTGAACATTCCGCCTTCCGCCGGTGCAGGCCGCTGTTGATACAAGGATATAAACGTCCTTTCGGACGCTTTGCGGATTGCCATAATGCGCTCAACTGAGTGCTTATCCGGCCAGAGGGCTTCACCGATTTTCCGAGGGTCTTCGGGATTTGAATCGTCTTCCTTGAGCGCTGGGAAGGAAATGACTTTCCAGTCTTTTTCTACCTGTAAAATACGACCGGCGAGGTCGTCCTCATGCCAGCGCGTCATGATCAAGACGTATTTTGACTTATTGTGAGTGCGCGGGACGAATACGTCGTTATACCACTCCCAGCCCCGGTTCCGTATCGTCTTCGATTGTGCCTCAAGGGAGTCCTTGATCGGGTCGTCAATTATTCCGATGTCCACCGGATTTCCTGTAAGCGGACCTTCAATGCCGACCGCCTTGAATGATCCACCATATTTTACCACCTCAAAAACTTCAGTATTGCGAAGCCAGTTTACGCGTGAATCGTTTGAGACGAGTTTTGAGTTAAGCCGCGTCTCGGGAAATAACCGTTGATAGACCGGCGTATCGATCAACCGTTGCGCCTTCCGATTGGACCGCTGAGCGAGGTCAGACGAATAAGAACAGGTTACAATGTTTGCACGTGGATTCTTGCCGAGCACGAACGCGGGGAAGTTTTCACTGACGATTAAGGACTTGCCGTGCTGAGGCGGGACGAAAAGCATCACCTTTTTATATTTATCCGAAAGTAAGTCGTCGAACGTGTCACATATCTTTTTATGAAACCACTGTGTTGAATAAGCTGGATTATTGTACTCAATAAATTCATTGAGAAAATTCTGAGCCATCAGGACTTCAAAGCCGACCATGAACTCAATGTCATTTGGCGTCGGCCGGATTTCCCGCTTTTTCAGGATGCAAGATTTCACGCACGAATCTCCGTAGGTGTAAAAGTTTTTCCGGAGTTAATTTATTTAAGTCGAAGCGCTGAGTGACGGTTTGAAGAGTCTTGTCGCCGGACGTTATATCTACGTATTCACGAACTTTTCCTTCCGTCCGTTCAGCAACGAAGTCACGCGCGGAGTCTCGTCCCAGCTCGGCATTGTAATAAACGCGCATTAACATGGCGTCTCGGTTCGTCATATTTACAAACTTCTTCTTGAACACGGTGCTTAAAAATCTCACAACGTCCGGCGCGGCTGGCTCGTCTCCGATTCGCCGCAAGATATCCGGTATGCACTTCTCGGCTGGCGGTCTTCCAAATGGATTTCGAGTCGTGCCGGGTTGGATCCTCTTTTCGGGCGGAATACTACACCGGTCTCTTTTTACTTTGATCTGAGATTGCTTTTCAATGGCGTCTTTCATATACCGTAATTATAATTCGTTTCTCGGACATTGCACGTCCCGTTAGAGAGGGGTATATATATATATTTATTATTTATAAGTAACTTATTAATAATAAATATATATATACCCCCCTACTAGGGGGTCACCTGCCGTTTTTACGCGGATTTCGCCACTTTTTTTTTCGACTTATAATTTTTTCGGTCATTATTATTAATAAGTGCCTTATTAATAATAAAAAAACGGCATGTAGTTTTAGCCTTTTGTCAATTTTTAAGTATTTTGACGGTCTCTATCGACGACTAGACGACCGCCCTTTGGCGGTCGTTCGGCGGTCGTTTAACGTCCATTACTTGAAGAAAGTCGGCGTCTTCTTGACACAAGGGGCTTCATTAAACCGCGTAGAAAATCCATTTCATTTACCCGTAGCGACTCAATTAAAGCACATACCGACTTGCCGAAGTTGAACCCAGCACGCTCGTCCGGCGGGTAAAACGCGCCGGGCTTCTTCAACTCCGTATTTATTTCCCGCAGACTCATCGCGGCCGGGGTCGGTAAAGCGTCGGCCGTGTTGACACGGACGCACCCGCGCCCGAAAGCCATTTTTCCACCGGCGGAAACTCTCCGCTGGACACCGTCGCTAATTTCCAGGCCGTCATCACTTGCTGACCTGTCAACTGGTTCATCGTCCGCCATATATACCCTCCGGATTCTCCAAGATTGTAAAAAGGTACTTGTTCAATAAAAGAAAACGCGCCGTCGTATTTACACGCCGCCGAAAACGCCGCGACGACGGCTGTCAACCTTTCGCGGTTATATACGAATCGCGCCAGGCCTCCGGCGGTACGTCCGGCACCGCCGGACGTGCCGGACGTGCTGCTAACTGGCATAAAACACGCCCTCAGCCGTGTCCGCCACGTGACCACGCCCTGATGTGCCCTGACACCGCGTAGGGTCACGCTACGCGGCGCCCGGCCGTCATGGACGGTCGCTGTCACGGCGGCGGCACCGCCGACGCCACCAGCGGCGCTGAGGCCTCCGGCATGGCCGGAGGCGCCGACGCCTGCGGTCACGACCGATATATACTCCAGCTTGCCTTTGAACTGTTTATCCGTGGGAATAGATTTTATGAAATCAAGAAGCTGCTGGATGGGCACGGCAACCGGCGACGCTAGGCGCCGGTCAACGTCCACGAACGGCAGTGCCCGTATTATTTCCGGCATGGCCGGAGACGCCGCGTATATTGCATATTGATTCGCCGCCGCGACCGAACCGTCCGGCTCGAGATAAACCACGTTTAATGTAGGATCGTCTTCCACCCGCGCGATTTCCACCGCGCCAGCCAGCATTGACTTATGAAATATAGTCATAACTTCTCCTCCTCCCTGCGACATGTTTTTAGATACGCCTGTATTTCTTCCGTTGACGCGGGATGACGCCGTGCTTCATGCTGACCTTCCACGTCGATCATGCCGTCAGCACACCGCATTTTAGAAATATGCGTCCACGTTACTGTTTCCTCTTGATTCATAACTTTCCTTTCTTAAAATGCGCGTGTGCGTGCTATCCGCGCCTCGGCTATTCGCGCCTCGGCTATCTGGCAATACTCCATTTCTTTTTCAATGCCTACAAACCGGAATCCTTCTAAAATTGCCGCCTTTCCGGTCGAGCCACTTCCGGTAAACGGGTCTAAGATTATTCCGTTCGGCGGCGTGATCAATTTACACAAGTATCTCATCAGCGCCGTCGGCTTCACAGTTGGGTGATAATTCCGACCGCCGGTCATCTCGCCTGCCGTGAGGCGCGGTAAAGCCTCACAGCCTTCTTCTCGGTCGGCTATGCTGACTTTCGGGCAATAAAAGAAGCGCGAGGCCCCGCCGAGCGCTTCGCACACTTCGGCGCTACCGTCGTGGATGATATTAGACGGCCACCGTCCTTTATCATAAACGCGCGGCCGTGAGCGGAACTCAGTATCGTGTTTGACATTGCCGCCCATCATTCTGTTTTCTATATTTTTACCACCGCCGCACCCGTGCTTATAAACGATAGGCTTTCCGGCAATCCGGCAAGCGCCTATGTTCAAACCGCCCGTCCAGTATTCCATGACGTTCTCCGCGAGCGACGCTGCTGGCGGTTTGCAGGCCATGACAATCGGCTCCCATGCTGGTTTCAAAGCCGTGCCCCACCCTTCCCAGCGTTTCGCGTCTTCGGTCGCTGGAGCAGTTATGTCATACCTGCAGGTGTGGTCTCGGAACATACCACCTTGACCGATTGTGCCCCACGTTGCATGTATTCTCATCCCTTGTTTCCCACGGCCGATTATTTCACGTTCTGCACCGGCCATATTGTCTATCGCCTTTGAGATGTCTAATGATTTCGGAAATCCGCTCGCGTAGACCCACATGACGCAATCCCGTATTTTCCATCCAGCGTCCTCAATCGCGCAAGTCAATCGGTGAAACGTCCTTGTCCCGCCGAACGCGAGTAGATGCGCGCCGGGTTTTGCCACGCGCAAGGCCTCGCGCCAGAACACGAATCCGGGGACGCTGTGATCCCACTCCTTTCCCAGGAATGACAAACCGTAAGGAGGGTCGGTTATTATGGCGTCTATCGTTTCCGCCCTCATGGATTGCATGACCGCGCGGCAATCGCCGTAGTGTATCGCCGACGAAATCGGTTTCGGACGCTGGAGAGAAGACATTTAAGGCTCCTATAGAATAAATGTATATAAAATCTATAATCTTTACGTTTTAATTGTTACGCCACTCATCAATATCCCGCTTTTAACTTTATACTTTTTCGTGGCAAATATCCGCTCATGTTCCCGCCGCGCGTGTTCGCTATATGGCTTCTGGTATTCGCTCATCCTTGACCTCCTTTGGTTTCAGCGCACGCATCTTTAGTGCTATGCAACGAAAATCCACAATGGAATAGCATGGCGTTTGGTTTGTTGCTATTCGGATATGATTTTCTGCCGTCATCCCGTCCGCCTCTGTTTTTAGCGCCATCAGTTCGATAAATTCTTTTGACGCTACGACATTAATGTCATTTAGCAATTTCATTTTCCTGCCTCCTTCTGAAGTTTCAACTGATTAGCATCATGTATTCCCCGCTCATAGGCGGTTTCGACGATGTAGCAATATGCCGCTATGCTTATGGCAACGGCGAACAGGAACCAGAGAACCGCGAGTAATTTTTGTTTCATATTTCCTCCAACGTCTGGCCAACGGGTGCCGTGCCTACTCTACTGATAACCCCAAGTCAAATGAATTCGTAGGCATGGCATTCCCTTGGCCTGTTGGTAGATGTGCTGGCCGTTTCCCCAGTGTTCCGGCGGCGGCTCCGCGCCCAGGACGGGCGCTCTTTGTTTCGAGCCACTCACGCAATGCCAATCTGATCTGTCCAGCCAGTGTACGCTGTTCTGATTCTGATATTTTTTCCAGTTCGATTTTCACATCAGAATCAATCCGCAATTTAATCACATCGGTTTTGTTCATGCGTCACCATCCTCGGTTGATCCAAAACCCTGCCCAATTCCGCGCCGGTACGGTTCTGCGCATTCGGTTGATATTTTCGGCTGAACCGGTTTCCCGCATGTGCAGTGTTTTTTGCATTTCTCGCACGATGCGCAAACTGGCTCCGTTCCGCAAAAACATTCCTGCCATAGTTGTCCGTTCATACTGCCTCCGCGATTTCTGCGCGATGCGATTTCGGGAGCATAAGCGGCAATTCGGTCGAACCGTAAAAATCAACCGCCTCATGAATTTCCTCCGCTGTCATCTCGGCCACAAAATCAGCATCCAGTCCGCCCGTTTCCCTGCTCCACCATTTCCCGGTTTTGAACCAGCGCGGGGTGCATTTTGTTGAGTTTGCGTAAATGTTGACTCGAATTTTCGGCAACAGTGCGCGTGCGACAGACAGCATTGATTCGGCTGTTAGCGTGGCAGACGCGAGTGCTGTATCCAGCGCTGCGTTTTTTGCCCGCAGCGTGTCCAGTTCGCGCTCTGCTGCGATACGCGCAAACCGTTCGGCCTCTAATGCAGCGTGCTCGATTGAGATTTTTCGCGTCAGTTCTGTGCTGATTTTGTTCTGTTCCCGTTCGATGTGATTCAAAAAACGGGTTGTTTCTGTTGAGCGTATCATCTAATCCTCCTCGGTTTGTGTTTTGGTTGTCTTTCTGTCTACACCTATAATATACCACAAAACACAACAGAAGTCAACAACTATTTTAATTATTTTGCATTTTCTTTTTCTTGCCCGGCACGACGCCGGGCTGTCTTGCCGCCGCCCTATAATTTTCAGAACGGCCAGCATTGCAAACAACGTTCCACAAACGGGTGCTGTTTGCCCCTATAAATAAACTCTCTCATTATCTTGACAAGCACCAACAATACCAGTACAAGAATCGCCGTCTTCGATGCAAACCAAGGTGTGATTGCTGCGAAGTACAGCGGATTTAGGGCAAATGGCATCCCTTTGTGTGTTGTTTGCTGTAAACTT